GTGCTAAGAAGATTTTTCCACTTTACTTTTTTGAATAATATCATTCGACGCTCAGTGACTCCTCATACAAAGAGCGCAGCAATGTTTCCAGTGCTGGCTTATCAGTTTCAATTTCTAAATTATCAACATACTTCTTAAGAATAGTGATAGTATCCTCAGCCTCATTAATGATCTCGTCATCAGTCTCAAGGTTAAGATTTAGATGATCATCAACCACTTGTATGTTAACAGTGCCTGACTTCTCTAGCTTATCAATCATAAGATCAAACCAGTAAGGGTTGTTCTTAGTCTTAACAACAATCTTTACATGAGTACCTGTATACTTAGAAAAGTCTTCTTTTAGTATCTCATTTAATGTCTTGTTGCTGTCATCATAAAAGATCTTATAGAACATTCTATATGGGTTTTGAATAAAAGTCAAGCTTCTTGTTTCAGTGTCGAAGATATGAAATCCCTTTGGGTCATCATAATCTGACCAAGTCATCTCATAAGGACAACCAAGATAGTTTATATTGCCTCTCGTTGACTTATGATGATAGTGTCCGGAACACACAACATCAAATTTATCAAAGATAGATGCATTCAGACCATCTAATATTATAGAACCTTTGTACATCTCGAATCCACCAAGTTCTAGATGCCCAAAGCATACCTGTGCTTTAGTCTCTTTAATAAGCTGTAGAGTCTCTTCTTCATTATCATCACAAATCCAGGGAACCATGAGGACACGAAGTCTGTTATCTAATGTGCTGTTGTCACCCATAGGATCATTAGGAAATTCATATAACTCTGGTTTTGAAACAACAAGAACATGTGCATAATATTCTTTAAGAAGAAGATCAAGAGCATTGATAGATAGAGTATTCTTATAAGGAATAACGTGATTACCTACCAATGAAATAAGAAGATGTTTATTTTCAACGATAGGATCAAACCAATACCTTCTCGCTCTGTCTAAAGAGTAATAGCTTATATACTTTCTGCGATCAAAGGTATCACCAAGATCAATAATAGTTTTAATCTCATTCTCCTTCAGATAAGGAAAGAAGAATTCTTTATAAAACTTTTCAAAGAAATCGTGGAATACTGGACTGTCTGACCTAGCACCAAAATGCTGGTCTGTTATCAGGGCAAGCTTCATTTACTCTCCTTCAGTTACAAACTTTTCAACACCTTTTTTGGGAGCAGTTGCAGCGAGGTCTTTCTTTTCCTGCATCTTTCTCTCATACTCTGAAACAAACACATTCATGTTCTCATTTTGAGAAACTTGAGACATGTCAGCAAAGTCAGGATCATTCTCAGAGAAAGATGAAGATAAAGCAGCATTCTCATAAGACTTATACTTGATGTAAGTCTGCTTCTTCTCTTTATGAATTCTCATGATATAAGCATTATATATGATTCGCGTAAAATAAGCAAATGGATTATTTGATTTCTCTGGATCAAAGTTGTTTAGATAATTGATAGAGTACTCAATACCATCAGAGATCATCTCTTCTTTATAAGAATAATTTACAAAGTTACCTTTAGATGCTAGACGAGTAGCAATCTGAAGAATACACCTACCGATATATTCAGGAATACGAGGAGGAGGTAATCCCTGTTCTAGAGCATCAAACCGATTAGTTCTATGCTTAATGAGTGCTGTATAAAAAGACTTATTATCTACATAATGTCTCTTTTCTTTTTCAGCTTTCTTATCAATCTTTTTATTTACAATCATAATATTTCCCTTGACTTTTTGAAAAATGGGGTTATAATCAGGAATGTCCTGTATCAATTAAGAACATTGTTAGAGGAAAGGTGCGAGTTCAGAAAAGCTCTTAGAAGGTCATCGTCAGAAAGATCCGAGGGTAAGATTCCATTAAGTTTTTTACTGCGTCTATTGTCTTCGCGAAGACCCAATAAAGATTTCTCATAAAACTTAATCAACATTGGTTCGATTTCAGTTTCGAACAACACGTGAGATGATTTAAAAGGATACAAGGTTCTTTCCTTAGAAAAGGTATTCCAAGGAGTAAAGAATATCCTAGCTCCATTATCTTCATATACATGATGAACAATCAAGGGATTGTCCAAAACATATCCATCTTCACTAAACGAGTCTAATCTACCAACAACAGTTTCGTTGGTTATTAATTTTAGAGCTATGTGTGTTGGATGTTCCAATATATAACCTCTATGTTATGTCTATGTTGTAGATTTTATAATCAAAACCTTCTTCAGCGTAAAGCTTAAGTCTCTCTTTGAAATGCTCTAAAGTATAATTCCTAGTAGATTTCCAAGATAGATCATCAGCAATATCAAAAAGAGTAACTGATTCTTTCGTATCAGATATTCTTAAACCACGACCAATAGACTGTAAGGTTCTAATTTTAGATTTACTTGGTGAAGAAAAGATGATATTATGCAGGTTCTTTATATTTACTCCAGTAGAAAACGTGCCTAAAGAAGCTATGATGATAGCATCCTTTTCTGTTTCTACTAACTTGCGAATATCATCGCGTTCTTCACCATCAACTCCACCATGAATAAAAAACACTTTACGATCAGGAGCAGCTACTTTAATATCTTTGTAAAGCTCTTCTCCGTGCTTTTCAACATACTGGAATAGAACTAGTATATTCCTTTTCAAAGATAAAGTCAAGTTTTTTATAAACTTATTGCGTGCTAAGTTCCTGACAATAAAGTCTATTTCCTGTTGATAGTCATTTTTAGTATTCTGTTTACGCACTTCATCAGGATACTTCAACATCAATATCTTGATCTTAAGTTCAGCAAGATGTTTCTGTTCAATTAGATCTGTTGTAGTGGCAACCTGTTTAACAGTACCAAACAAACCTTCAAGTGTTAGCTTGTTAGTTTCCGTACCATCTAGTGTGCCTGTGAAACCAAAACGATACTTGCAGTTGTAAAGTTTTTCCATAATGCTAGATAGGCTCTTAGCTTTAAACAGATGCGCTTCGTCACCGATAACTACATTGAACTGTTGAAACCATTGCTTTGGCATCTTATAGATTGACTGCCAAGTGGATATAACTATGGACTCTTCAGTTTCTTTTTCAACACCAGCAGTGATCTTATGAATATCTTTATCATAACCATAAGACTTGAAGTCACCTGACATCTGATGGACTAAAGAGATAGTAGGCACAATGACGAGAGTCTTTAAATTAAAATACTGTGTAACCATATAGATGATAAGAGACTTACCAGAAGCTGTTGGCGATAACATCAATGCTCTACTCTTACGCACAGCATGAGCTAATGCTTCAATCTGATAGTCTCTAGGTTCTAATGGTAGGTTTAATGTTTTAGCAAATTCATATGCTTCTACTAAAGAGAATTGAGTGTCATTAAACTCTGATAGGAACTCTACACTATAGTCGCGTGAGCGAGCGAATGCTAGGACATTATTAAGCAAGCCAGCATAGATCTGTTTTGCCATAACATTATAGAGTCTGATCTTACCATCCCAGATTTTATTTTTATAAAGAGGATGGAACTTAGCATTGGGAATCATAAACGTGAAATGATCCGATAGCTCCATAGCTACGGATGCAACACAATCAACACGAATGTAAGTCTCATTTACTTTAGAGATTCTAAGGATGTCGGTCATATGCCTCCATTAGTGAATCTCTGCCAGTCAATATAGTTCTTAATCATATAACCACGGTCAGTTATGTTCTTAATGATAGACTCTAATAGAGTGATCTTTTCTTTTTGATAAGCAATCTTTAGAGTCATGTTAATGATATCTTGATCTGCTTCAAGATGCATAGGGATATCTGACTTCAATATGGTACGAGGATTAGGCATCCAGTTATGCCCAATCAAGCTCTCTTTATCAAGAGTGCCCATAAAGTATTCATACTTGTCAAGATACAACTGCTTATACTCTGTCTCTACTTTACGCAGAGCAAGCCTCTCTTGCGAGAAGATCTTGTAATACTTGTTGTGTAGTTTGGGAATCTTAACTGCTTCTTTATCAATACCAGCAGTGTTAATCTCGGAGTCTTGCGACCATAGATCAAATATCTCGTCAAGCTTCATCATATAACCTTATCAGGGGAAGAAACAGTATACTATATTACTAAGATAAAGTCAAGCTTTAAAATCTTGTGTAGTTATACTGAAAATATTTGAACTCAGCAGTGGCTGTAAGATAGTTGACATCAGTCTCTGTTGAGTCAAACTTGAAACCAGAGATACTGACAGGAACGATATCGCTGAATGTGACTTTTATGTTTGGCTGCATGGCACTATTTAAAATGATAAGATCAGCATTCACCATAACACCTTGACCGCTTGTCTTAGTCTGTGCAGCGATAGCTTTATACTCATCGAAGCTGTTAGGTTTACCGATTCCCTTGATCCAGTCGTGCATCTCGAAATAACCTTCCATATTCTCGTCGATCTTAAAGGTTATCGAAAAGTTATCATATGTTAGGTGATCGCCTGGAATCATTATTTTACTGAAAGGGGTCTGTAGGTCATTGGTCGAGTTCAACGACAGCCGTGGGAAGTCGAAGCTTTGGACGAAATACTCGAGGTTGGGAAGCTTCGTTATGACGAACTTAAAGCCTAATGGGGATAGGAAGTTAAGGTCTGTGGGCTGTCCTGGGTACGTGGCCATCGGCTATCCTATTGATTTTACTCATATATTTATACCAAAGAAAAAGCTTGACTTTTATCGAAAAAGGGTCTATAATGGTTGTATGATGAAGGTTAAAGAGGAAAAGATGAAAAATATTGAGATCCGTGATGTTCGCCTTGGTGACGTAGTTCGCTGGGAATCAGCCGCTGGTAATATCCGTGGTGAGGTTATCTCCATGGATATGGCTCCTACTGCCGCTGGTGACTATGTTCCGTGGTACACAATTGAATGTTGGGATAAAAGCACTGCTCGTCTTTGTGGTCGTGCCAGTTACCTGACTATGATGAAGTTTGAAGTTCTATTTCGTGATCCGATCACGGTTGCGGCATAAGTATATGGCTAAAGGAGAACGAACATGATTACTGTTAAGCAGTACAGCTTCCCTACCTTTGATGATGGCATTATCCCCATGGAGAGGATGATGAATTATTTGTCTAGGCAGCGTCGCCATTATCGTAAGCTGGACAACGAAGAGCAGGACTGGCTCGATTGGGCTGAACAGGCTCTTTATGTTGACCCACAATTCAAGAGAAACAGAGCTTAAGGATACGGATTCCTTAGCTCAGTTGGATAGAGCACGGAACTTCTAATTCTGGGGTCGTTGGTTCGAATCCAACAGGGATCACCAATATGCCCACATGGTGGAATGGTAGACGCGCGAGACTTAAAATCTTGTACCTTAAGGTGTGCTGGTTCGAGTCCGGCTGTGGGCACCAAAGTTTGTATGTAGGAGAGGGATGGAGAAAAAATAGCTTGACTTTTATTTTAAACTAGTGTATATTTAATGTACGGTGATAAAACCGTTTTTGAAACTTAGGAGAATGTTATAATGACTAATACAAAGATTAATCGCGTGATTGTTGCCCTTGAATCGGGCGAAGAGCTGTCTGCCAACCAGATGCGTGCTCGTTTTGGTTTCACGACCACTAACGCTGCTCGCGCCACAGTTGCGAAGCTTCGCGGCGAAGGCTTCTCGATCTATACGAATGAGAAGACCAACTCGAAGGGTGTTCGCACTGCCAAGTATCGTATTGGTAAGGCTTCTCGCGATATCGTTTCGGCTGGCTACAATGCTCTTCGCGAGCAGGGTATCTTCCCGATGGGACGTTAATACTTAATTAAGTAGAGAGGGGGGAAGGGCCACGCCTTCCCCTTTTTTTATAATTTTGCTGAATGGGAGTACTCATGGCTAGAAAATCTCAAAGTGATTATTTTCTTGACGATGTGCATCATCACAGAATTAACCGAAACAATTTTTCTATCTATATTGGTGGTGACCCTGCCCACATGGGTAATGAGGGTTATGAGCCTGGTGTAGATTATAGCATGGCAGATAGGTTCGAGTTAAATCTTGACATCCTGTCTTCAATTGATAAAGCAAGACCCATTCTAGTTAACATGTCCTCTTGCGGTGGATGTTGGGAAGAGGGTATGCAGATGTTTGCAGCTATCCTATCATGTCCCAATCCCGTAACTGTACTTGCTCTAAAGCATGCTCGCTCCATGACATCTCTGATCCCTCTGGCAGCTGATAAGTTCCTGATCAGACCACCCTCTACCTACATGTATCATAGAGGTACATATGGTATCGAGTCTCTTGATGAAGAGGTAGAGACAGAGGATAATGAGCGCAGGAAAGCACAAGAGATGATGCTTAGGATTTACGTTTCTCGTCTAAAGGAACAGGGCAAGTTTAAGGCTCTTACTGATGGTAGGATTAAGACCCACCTAAAGGAGACTATGAGGGACAAGATCAATGTCCATCTTGCAGCCGATGAAGCAGTAGCCTGGGGATTTGCTGATGGAGTTTTTGCAGGTAACACGGAAACACTTCGTGCTACTGAGGTAAACATACCGCGAAGAAAACGAATGCTAGAGGTTCTTCGGCGACCTATTAATATACAAATCAAAATTAGTTAAAAAAAAGAGGGACCTTTTGGATCCCTCTTTTTAGTTTGTAGAACTCGTTTCTTATTAGATGATATTCGAAACGAGGAAGCGACGGTAGAAGACGTTACTGTTAGCAGTTAGAGCGCCGCCAGCTGTGGAAGCAGCAGTGTCTAGTGCACCAGTTGAGAAGGGGTTCGCGACCATGCCGTAGCGGGTCTTGAAACCAATCTTGGGCTGGAAGCTGTCCTGGCCAACAGCACGTACCATCTGTAGGGGAACATAGGGGCAATAGAACACGCCAGCGTCAAAGGCAGATGAGCCCTTGTAACCGCAAACGACATAGTTGCCACCAGCATAGGGGTCGATATAGACGCGAGTGCGGCCATTTAGGACACCGGCAAAAGTATTGCCTGTATCATCAACCTGGAGGTTATTGCTGTTTAGAGCAGGAGCGTAATCTAGAACACCAGCCATCTGTAGAGCAGACGCAACGTCTGAAGAACAGATAATGATGTTACCCTTACCACGACGAGTTGCCTTGGCGATGGCGTTAGATTCGCGTTCGATCTGGAACATTAGACCCTTGAACTTTTCAACTGACCAACGGCCATTTGAGTCAACGTCTAGGTCGAAAGTACCGGCAGAAGTTGTATCGGTTGCGCCTGAAGAAGCTGTTAGACCGATTGTACGAACTACTTCGCGATTGATTTCAGCTAGAATTTCAGCTGATAGAATCGAGGATAGCTCTGTCTCAGCGTCTAGACCGTGGATCGCCTTTAGATCCTGGGCTAGTTCGATCGAGTACTCAGCCTTGAGGGCACGTGACTTTGCAGTTACAGTAACCTTGTCGATTGAGAATGCCATCTGAGCGAATTCGGCATTGCTTGTGGTGCCAAGCATTTCAGCCTGGGCTGTTGACATACCGGACGCAAAGTTATATGCGGCATTAGTAGCAGCAGGAACAGTACCGACGTTATTGCCGGACTGGCCGAGGCTGTTATTGCCAGCATTGATTGTTGTATGACCAGTGTTGGCTTCGTTGAAGAAGGCATCATTACCGCTCTGTGAAGTATACTGGGGACGTAGTGCAAAGATCAAGCCAGTTGGGCCAGTCATTGGCTGCACGCCGCAGATGTCATAGGCGATTAGGTTAGGCATTGCACGACGAACTAGTGAAATTAGCACTGGATCGTAGTTTAGTGCACCACCAGCTAGGTTGGTCGATGCGCCATTGGTCTCTAGTAGAGACTGAGGGGCATACTGACCAGCTTCGCGCATAGCGGCTTCTGTGTTTTCTAGTAACTGAGCGATAGTCGAACGCTTGTGCGAATCCTTGATCGATGGTAGATCTGGATGCTCAAGAACTGGACCCCACTTCTTTTGAATCTCTTCGTTGATTAGCATTTAATTAACTCCCTTGTTTTCCTATTGGGTTATACAAATAGTATTTATATAATTTACTTCTTTGTGGTTTGCGAAATTGCTTTTACATAATGAGACATAGTTCCAGTTGTGGACTGGGTATTTTCTTCATCGGAATTGTCTTCAGTGGCTTCGGTTAGAGTAGAAGCACTTGATACTTCCTTCTTACCTTCACTGAAGAATGATTCCTTGATAACATTTAGCTTCTTGGTGAACTCGCCAGCATCAGCATACTCGATGCCTTCAACTAACGAACGTAGCTTTTCCTGCTGTGTAAGGGGAAGAGCTTCGACAGCTTCAGCAAAAATATTATCTACTTCAAGTGAATCAACATAATCTGTTAGTTCAACATTCTCCTTAACGACATCATTAATCTTCTTCTCTAGCTCTGCGACGTGCTGTGTTAGTTCAGATACTAGATCGATCTTGTCGTCAGGGATTTCAACATAGTTCTCGGCGAATAGGTTCTTTAGACCACCAATGAAGTCTTCAACAACCTCTGCCTTCAAACCTGATTCGATAGCAATTTCGTTATCGCTAACCCATTGTTCTACTGCATATGAAAGATACTTGTCAACATTTTCTGTAAGCTGAGTTACCTTATCTTCTAGAGCTTCTTCGAGCTTGGTCTCAAACTCTTCCTCTAGACGGGCAACTTCTACGTGTACGCGAGTATTTAAAGCGGCTTCAAAAATAATCTTGGCTCTGTCGCGAATTTCTTCTGATAGTTCCTGGCCATCAAAGATCACTTCCATGTCTTCAGCGGCAACCTGTGTACCGGAAGAACGGGGAGCTTCGCCAGAGGCATCGTCTGTAGCTGTACCAAGGCGGCGAGTTGCCTTTGACTTCTCAGCGGATAGACCATCGGTCAAACCCTTATAGATGTCGCCAATCTTTTCCTTTGGCATGCCGCTCATAACTTCAATGGCAGCACTAATTGCTTCAGCCTTTGTTGCGAAAGTAGTAGGTGCTTCGCCATTTGACTTGTCGGCTGAACGACCCTTATGACCATCCTTGGCTACAGGATCAGCTGTTTCATTGTCGCCGCCAGATGCCTTGAACTCTACTAGTTCCTCATTATCCTTATTAATAGCCATAACTTCTTTCTCCTTTGAGACCTTTTGAGATACTATACTTATTTATAATTAATTAGTTCTTATAGTGATTTTAGAAACTTATTGAACATCCGAAGTGAGTTCTCATCGATCTGATTTACCGTCATCTTCTTCATTTCTTTCTTAGCTTCATGTACCATTTCAGCTGCCCGCCATGTACCAGCGGCAACGTCATATACCCATTCTGTGTTCTCCATAACGCCACGAACGAAAGCCTTATGAGCAGAAGGATCGGCAACAATATCAGCAGCAGTGGCAAGCATAAAGTCGTCTTGGACTTCCATGATACCACCATTTGACTTTAGTGTACCCATACCACGTGAAGAAACGCCAAGGTTGGCACCTTCATCTAGTAGGTTCATTACGATATTACCCATAGGGGTATCAGTGATCTTAGCCTTGCCAATGAAGTCTGAACCTTCCTGACGTAGTGACTTGATCATATGCGATACACGATCTAGATTGATTGATGGACCAGCGGGATGGCCGAGTTCACCATAAGCACGATTGGTCTCAATGAGTTCCTTAGTATAGCGAGCAACTTCTTTAGCAAGAATCTTTGACTCATAGATACGACCATTCTTATTAGGCTTATCACCCATAAGAAATACGCCTTCGATGAAATAGTTCTTGCGACCATCTTCCTTAGCTTCTTTAACTAAGCTTAGTTTCTGGTCGAGTACTTCGCAAATAAGCTTCATTGTAGTTCCTTTATGCTACGTTGCCAACAGACTGTTTACCAACCTGAATCATAATTGACGCAGCTGCATCTGCAGTATTAGCAACAATGTTTGCTGCTGGATATTCAATACCTAATGCGGTGCCATTACCAGCAAAGTCAAACGTGTTATTGGTATTAGAAGTTGTGAATACTAAATTAGCACCACGATAGATGTTCCAAACACCAGAGCTTAGAATCTTAGTAACTACCATGCTCTGTACATTTTCTGCAGTAGCATTAATGTTGCAGTTAGCTAAAGTGATTACTAGATTAGCACCAGCTGTTCTAAACCAAGCATGACCTGAAGGTCTATTTTGATATGAGGTAGCCATTTATTATGCTCCCTTCTTTGTAGCAAATGTCTTCATAGCTTTTCTCGCCAAACTTCTAGCAGGATTTTTAATTTCGTTACCATACTCGTCCTTCTTAGGAGCAATTTTCTTTACTCCCTTTTCACCAGTAACAAGAGCATCACCTAATGATGATTCTTTTACAGGAGCCTTTGGCTTTCTAATGCCCTTCTTCCAATCTTCCCTGGAAACAGCATTTTTACCATGAATTTCTCTATGAGTATACCAGCCATCATCTTCTTCGCCTCTGGATTCATCATCTTCAGTAGCTTCATCAAGTTCGACTTCTTCCTTGGCCATTGACTGTTCGCCATTACCCTTGAAAGCTGATGGCTTGGCATTATTGTTATCATCCTTGCCGCCTTGATTGCCTTCTGGTTCATTATCTTCTTCGTCGTCACCACCCTTTGAGTCATTGATTTCTTTTGAAACTGCTTCAATAAAATTATGAGCAAGTTCTAACTTTTCAAGAACCCACTTTTCTAATTCTGCATCGTCCTGAAGATTTTCAAACATCTCAGCTGACATCATGGCGATGTTTTCTAGCTTTTCTCTAACACCATTGACGGTTTCATTTTCTTCATTATCATCATCAGAGTTGCTTGTCTTTTCTTTTTCCTTGCTGGCATCATCGCCAGATGCTGCTGAATCGCCGGACCAACCTGGATTGTCAGATGTAGCAGGAGCAGCTGACATAGGGTCGCCGCCTTCAGCAATTGTTTCTTCAGTTTTTACATTGTACGCTTTACGACCAGCACCAATATCAGAAATTGTATGACCGATTGGCTTTTTTGTGCTCACTACTATCATCTTCTTGGCTGGTTCAGTTGTGTCTAAACCATCTGTTTCTTTTTGTGCTAATTTAGCATTTGAAATTTTAGCTACAAACTTTTCGATAAGCTTTCTCTTGATGACGCTTTCATAAGCCTTTTCATCTTCGCCTGTCTTATAGTCAGCTTTACGAGTTGCAGTGTCTTTCTTTACGTTATCACCCTTGAAGCGAGCATTGTTTGACTCAGCATCATCAGCTGGATAGTCAGTAACTACTACTGGATGCTTAGCAACAAACTTCTTGATGCCTTCCTTAGCAGCCTTGCCCATGGCATAAGCACTAAGATCGGTATTCATGAGCTTACGAGCTAAATTCTTTGGCTCTGCGGGAATAGCCATTTTTGTATCTTTATCCTGTGTTGGCATTTTATTCCTCTGAGTTAAAAAGTGTTTTGCCGACTTCGATCTTCTTAGCAGCAAGAACTTCAGCAACCTTTTCCTTCATATAGTCGTTGACGGACGCTTGAAT